CCTGCTTCACGCCTTCGGTGAAGCGATCAAGCACCGGCCCGGATTCTTCCTGGCCGGCAATTCCGAGAAACGGAAACGCCGGCATGACATTCCCGCTCGCACGAGCTCGTGTCTGCGAACGCGTCAGACCAGGCCGGCGGCGCGATCGCGGCCCGGTACCTTTTTCAAGCCAGATGGCCCATGGAAACTTCGAAGTGAAGCCGACCCGGACGCGGCCTTCGAGATCCTGTTTCACGCTGGTTGAAAGCGAAACGTTGTTCGCGAGAACGCCGTACTCAACCGATCCACCGCCTGCCGGGTGATGAGGGCCGCGGCGAACGCGCGCCGCAATTCCCCTCTGCCAGATCCGGCCGGCGCCAACCAGGGCGTTTCGCATGATTCGTTTGGCTACGCGAAGCGGAGCGTGCTCGAGAGCGTCTTCAATTCGATCGAGGCCTGAGACTTTTACCTCGACGACCGTCCGGCTCATATCGCGGATCCGCCTTGTTCCCGCGCCGAGCTGTCGCGCTCCAGGCAGAGCAGAATCAGCATCTTCGTTCTCTCGTCGGGATTCTCGACGGACAGGATCTGAAACTCGCGGTTATTGAATCGCACGTTTAGCGTCGCGGTAATTCCCGGCATATAGCGAAGCGTGATCTGGTGACTAACCTGGGAGACTCGCTGCTGAGCCGCATAGAGCTCGCGGCCGGTCAGAGCCTCGATCTGGGCCCAGACCGTTGCGAAGATCGTCGCCTGGTCCTCTTCGACACCGCCGGACTTGTCCTGGACCAGAGTCGGCTGAACGAGCTGGATCCGGTGCCGAAGATCTCCGGCCCGGATCCGCGTCTTGCTGGACATTTACGGGAGCTGCAGCACCGTGAACTTCACCGTCGCATCGTCGGCCGAGATGTAAACGCCTCCATCTGCCTGCTGCCAGCCCTCGATCCCGCCGCGGAAGCTGTAGGCGCTGATCTTCCCCGCTGCGATCGCATAGGTCGCGATGTCGCCGCTGCGGCCTTTTGCATCCGCGATCGAGGTGATGGTGATGTGATGGGTCCCGGTATCGGTATTGTGAGCGAGGAGAACCTCGCGGCCGGTCAGCACGAATTCGTTATTGTTCGAGGTGTCGGCCGCCGTCTCCGTCAAATCGAGCTGCCCGGCGCTGATGACACCGTACGGGCCTTTCGGAACCTGAGGCGTAATCGCAGTTCGTGACATTTCCTTTTCCTCCGAAATTGAATTGGTCGTTCTAGTGCGTAGGCGCGAAATCCAACACCCGGAGGCTCCAAACGAGCTCTTCCAGGTGATTAGGAATTGTTTTCAAAGTCTCGTCCGTCACGCTTTCGCGGTTTTCGTACCAGTTCCCCACCATCTGCAAAGTGAGAACTTTGCCGGTAGCCGGTACCGCAGCTCCGGAATTCCCGTATCCAGCGGTGAAAAATATCTGGACGGCATTCATCACGTGCTGGGTTTGTGGCCACGATTGGCCATACAGGGGCGTGACGCGACCTGGCTCCGAATCGCTGTCGACCAGGAAATCGCCGGCATATGCGGGGACCTGTCTGCAGGCCCACGTGAACGGACCGTCGGTCGTCGTTAGATTCACGCTTTGCGCCCAGCTCGGCGTCGACGATCCGGAAATGAACTTTCCGTTCGTCGCGCCTGAATCGGCGACGACCGTGATCTCCTGCAGATTCCCGTTGGCGTCCTGGACCTGGTCGCCCAGCGTGTACTCGTTATTTGGCTGCCACAGTTGCGGAGCCGGCCGAAGCGTCTGGAGGGCACCGTTCAGATCGACGTAAACGATCGACTGAACTCCGACCAGTGGAGATCGTAATAGCTTGATCTCCTGGCGATGATGGTGATCGTGATGCCCGCGGGCATATCGCCGCGTCTGATAAAAATAGCCGGTCCCGAAATCGCCCCAGTCGTGAAGCGACGGGAAGCGGTCGTGCGTCTGGCAGAGAAGCTTGTTAACGAAACTGCGACCGGTGGAGCTTTCCGCCAAGTCGACAGCCGCGGCCGTGTAGAGCTTCAGCAGCTCATCGTCGTCCGCGATCGTGACGCGGCAATGACTTTTCACCAGAGACAGCGGTAGCAGCGGAGCTGTCTCTGGTGTGACGACGGTCAATGAGGACATGGCTTACTGACTGGACTGTTCCGAATCCGCGGTTTGTTCTGCGTCGATACTCGCATCGGCGGACCGGGCCGTACTGTCCTTGATCGGCTCGACGGGCTCCGCGAATTCGTTATCGGCGAGAGCTTTTGCCCGCACTTCGTGGACGTCGTGAATCTCGCCCGGCGCTGCCGGCTTTCCGTGGATCCTGCAGTGCTTCAGGATTTTTACCTTCATCTTCAACCTCGCTTTCACTCGCTGCGGAAGCCGCTGTAGGGACAGCCTTCGCCCCGGTGGGATCTTGATATGCGCGCTCGGCTCTGCCGTCCTGGATAAGCGCCTGCGCATCGAGAAACTTCATTTCTGCCAGCTCACCTAGACGGCGGCCGGATAGGAATCGCACGAACATAAAAACCTCGAGAAAGAGAAAGAGGCGCCGCGATTCCGGACTGCGCGACGCCTCTTTGCTCCTGGGGGGTGGGACTTCGGTCGTAACTACGTGATTTGCGTCGGGCTCTGGTCCTCGGCGAAACGAGCGCCGGTCAGAATGGCGACGACTGCGCCAAAGTCCGCGTTAGAGCCGTTGGCCTCGACGACCTGGATGTACGGCAATCCGGCCGGCAGTTCTGCGGCATCAATTTCGATGACGTAGAAAGTTCCGCCTGTCGCCGTCGGCTGGAAGCCGGACGCGGTGACGGCCGTCTTCGCGCCGAGCACGTCCACGTTGGCCGATTCGGCCTTGAACACGTTGAACGGAATCGCCGTGGCGCCGTCACCCGAAGCATCCGAGCAGGCATTCACTACGATCGAGGTCGATTGTGCGGCCTGAACGCCACGCAAGCAGATGATGCTGGCGTGCTGATAATTCTCCATCGAAAAGCAGTGGGCAGTTTTGCCGCCCGACGTGCTGACCGGGGCGAGCGCCTGAACGACGTGCCCCATTTGGCTTACGACAAATCCCTTCATGGGTTTTCCTCCTCCTGAAAGTTGAAAGGGCCGCGCCAATCAGCGCGGCCCGTTTACGTTTGCGATTCCCGACTACGACCGGGTCGCCAGAGCGACGAACGGCGAAAGAGTGGATCCGCCGCTCTTCGGGGTGAGAGGCTTCTTCCACCAGGCCTGCCCATCGGTGCGATAGACGAAGCGGAACACGCCCTCGTCCGTGAGGAAGTTCACATGCATCGAGTAGTCCTGGCGGACGCCGTTCTTATCGATCATCACGTACTGGCTGAGATCGGCCAGGATGATGTCGCCAGGAGTTCCGAGAACCGCGGCATGCTCGTGGAAGATCACCGGGCGGCCCATCAGCATGCCGGTTTGATTGCCCTTTTCGCCGGGAGGCGTGTAGAGCAAAATCTGGCCCAAAGACGGAGCGCCAAGGACCAATTTGTACAGCTGAGGCTCGATGCTCACGTCGGCAAGCCATGCGGCGTTCTGGCGGCTGGGAACCCAGAGGCGGTTCCACATGTTCAGCACGTCATTGGTCGTGAGCACCGCGCCCGAATCCCCAGAATCCTTCGCCTGGGTGATCAGAGCGCCGCTGTTCATCAAACCGAGCGGCTGGCCCGCTCCGTTTCCATTGATGACGGCGTCCTCGACCTTGAACGTCATTTCCTCGCCGAACGACTCCTGGATCACCGCCTCGAGAGCAGAGGCATCTTCCAGGAGCTCATCGGTCGCATAGCAGAGCGCGATGAGCTTGTTCAGCTGCAGCTCGACGCGGCGGAACTTCGGTTTGCTCTGGGTTAGAGCTGCAGCCTCATTCGCCCAGTAGCCCACCACACCGCCCCACCGGGATCCATCCGCCCGCGAATCTTCATCGATGGCGTTGATCTTGATGCCATTCGAGTTTCCGGACAGCGGGATCTTCCGGCAGCGTGAAACGATCTGGCCGGTCTGATACATGCGCTTGAGCAGCTCGGCAGAAAAATCCTTCTGCACGAGGAATCCGCCCTCGGCCGGCATCGCTTCATCCATGCCGGCGGGACCGGCAAACAGACGCGGATCGCGCGCCTGGCCCTTGGACATCTCGAACTTCCTCACGGCC